GATCTATATCGAATCATTGACTCATTCGCTCGCACACCAGTAATGAAAGCAGTTCTTCCTTTTTTGCCCTGCATTGTGTAGTAGTCAATAGATTCTTTTAGTGGTTCATCATGGCTCAGTCCAAAGTTTCTTGCCGTTATTGCAAATTCGGGCATCGGCCTAATCAGGCGTCCTTCGCGTTGACGCTTACCACTCCACAAAAGCGCACTCTCCCTACGACCAAGAATCCAAATTTCTGCACCGTATGGCAAGCAATACCACTCCATGTCAACCCATGGATAATTTTTTACCTTCATTACATAATCCAAAACCATGGGACTGACCATTTCTTCATCACGAAAAATGACTTTCACTGGGCCGAGTTTGCGCTCTTCGTGAACTTCTTTCGCTAGATAAAGAATGGCTGTTGAGTCTTTACCACCGGAAAATTGAATACAAACCGTGTCAAATGTGTCGTAAACATGGCGTATTCTTGCCCTTGCGGCATCTAGGCAAGAGGAATCAAGAAACAGCCTTTGACGGGTCATTAAAATTCACAGTGGGCTTCTAGGTAGTTAAGCAGCCGCTCTGCTGTCGTATTTCCATCTACTTCTGGCGTAGAGCGAAGCCACTTCACATAGTCGTACCATCTGGTTTGCTGCTCTACGCTGTCAAACACAATTGTGTATTGAACTACTGCTGTAGGTTTCTTTATATTGGGAATTGCCGAACTGCCAAGAGTGGCAACATTCATTTCACTTCCTTTGGGCACAGTAGGAGATTCTTCTTGAATATCCTCAACCATTGTGGGTGGGATAAATTCACTGGATGTAAGTAGTTCGCTCTCTGAGTCGGTAACGGAGTGTTCTATTACCGCCATTTCAAATTCATCCATTCCGAGATCGGACATTAAATCTGAATATTCGTTGCCCACATTGTTAATTAAATGCATAAGCAAATCTTCGTCATATCCGCCAAGGTCGGAAGTCCGATTGTCGGCATAGGCGAATGCCATCGCTTTTTGCTCATCGCCATCAAATACGGTGCAGGCTATTGAGTCCCAACCAAGACGTTTTGCTGCCTCGTATTGATGGTTGCCGGCAATAATTGTATATTTGCCATCGTTGTTTTGAACAACAACTATTGGTTTTACTTGACCAAACTCTTTGTAGGAAGATGCAATGGCATCAACATCGCCTAGTCGTGGATTGTTTTTCAACGAGACCAGACTGCCGATGGGTATTGACAACGAGGCAAGGGATTCATGTATTCCGTTCATACTTGAACTCTCACGTTTGCATTAAGTGTTCTGAGGGCATCGACCTGGGTTCTTATGGAAAGAAGTTTTTCTCGTTTTGCCCTAACCAATGCCTCTGCACACTTGTAATCAAAATCCATGTCTGCAAGTTTGTAATCTGCCCATGCTTCTCGTTCTCGAATTGATCCCTTGGCAGAAAGATATTCTTTTGCCCATTCGCCTTTAAGTCTTGATTCCTTGCGCGCACTATCTTCGGCCAGTGATTCAAATGCTTCCGTGTGGTGTTCCAATTCATCAAGAAGCCCGATAATTCGCTCCTCTATCTCAATCTGACTAATCGGTGAAGTTCTAATTGATTGAACTACATTCATTGTTGTGTCCCTTTCATAATTGCCTCTAGTGGTGACCAATCTACCTTTTTGAGGGCATCCGTATTTGCTGTTGCCCACTTTCGTTCAGATAAGCCCAAGTAATATCTCAACATCTCCTCTAGGACCCAAGCATCACACCTATCGGAGCCATCCCCTCCGGACCAGACGATTCCGGTGATTGCCGAGATGGCAGAAACAACTTCTGGTTTCCCAGCATTGCCCTTGCCGGTCGCAAACTTCGCCCTACAAGTAGGGGGGATTTCAACAAATGGTATTCCCGCCTCATAGAGGGTTATCCTCATCACGCCCCCCATTTCACCTATTGAGTGTGCTTGAGAGTTTTGTGAGGCATATGAATAGTGTTCAATTGCCACACAATCAACACTATGTTCTTTTGCCATATAAATTAAATCGTTTCGCACTTCAAGCAATCGTTGTACCCCACGCGATGTTTTGCGAATACTGGCAGTCACGCCACCAATTGAAACCCCCGTTGACGTGAGAGATAGGTCTATCCCCATCGTTGCTATTTCTTTCATCGTTCCCACCCGTGTTTTGCTAGACCAAGATCAAAAGCAAGGGCTGGGTATTTGCCGATCCTGTTATGACACTTCCTACACACCGCCAGCACGTTTGCTTCGTCAAGTATTGACCCACCCTGTGATCGGCGAACCAGTTCATGGACATCAGTCGATGGCGAGAGTTTGTAAATTGCCAAACCATCGTGTTTTGCAAACACAGGACACGCTTCACACTTTGGTCTTTCGGAGAGAACCTTGACCACAAGAGCCCGACGCTCGACATATTTTAGTTCCATTTTTTTACTGCGCCTACGCGGTGGTTTGCCGCGTTTTAATGGTTTGCGATTTTTCACAATATGTCCGATGGGTTAATGTTGTCAAACTCCCAAGAATCCTCAAGAAGCGCCCATAGTGCTTTATCAATGCTTGTTTCCTCAAGATCGTATTCCAGAAACATTGCCCTGTGTTTGGCAATGCCTCGCTTAAGAAATTCAACGCTCTCCCATCCGCTGCTTTGCGAAATTTCACCGGTATCAATCATTGTGGCAACTTCATTCAGTCGTCTTTCAACATGGAATCCAAAGCGGGTAATTTTTTTTATTCGCGCATCGTATGAGGCATTTGCTTGCTGTAAGAGAATTAACCCATCGTCCCCGAATGACTCATATCGTGCAATGTCGGCTTCTCTTGACAACTCGGTGGATTCAACCTGGCTTTTTATATTGTCCAGAAGGGCGACGAGGTTTACTCGCCAGCGTTCCCAATTCTCTTTAAGGAGAAGTGTTTTTCGCTGATTTGGTGAAAGTTTATTTTTAACCTCTTCGGCGACCATTTTAGCAAATGTCTGATCATCCATATTTTTTTAGCGCCTCCTGGCGCTCCATGCTGGGCATATTTTTTTGTAACTACACCAGTCGCACAGTTTTGATACTTTGGTTGGAAAATTTTCGGTTTGAATAGATTTTTCTATCTCCCCGTGAACATTGGATACCCGAGCAAGCGTGGTTTCGTTGTCTGCGGGCGTTGTCTGTCTTGCGATGCTTTTACCATCTTTTAGGTATATGAGTTCCACTTCATTGACGGGCTTATTTATCGTCTGCTCAACTATGATTTTATATAAAAGAAGTTGAAACCATTTCTGATCCATGTAGGCAGGGCGCGGAAACTTCCCTGTTTTGTAGTCGGTGACTTTTACGCCATCGCCATGGGGCGTGATTCTGTCGACAAATCCTTTGATGTTTATGCCCGGTAAAACTTCGACATAATATTCAGACTCAAGTTCCATCGGTGAAATGTTTATTGGGTTTTCTATTAGCCAAAGATTCTCAACACACCACCATGACTTCCACCTGAATTCGCGCATTTTTGTTTCATCGACACCGATTGCGGCCAGTCTTTCTGCCCAACCATTAACCCAAACAACCCTTGACACCTGTTGAGCATTGGCTATGGTTCGCTGATTGTTGGGAAGTTTGTAGACATTTTCTAATATCTCGTGAACAAAATTACCCATAATCTGACTGTCTGTTTCGGGTTCGGGTATGCCATCAATCCTGCTGTATTTATATCTTTGGGGACACTGTTCCCAAGTAGAGATTGATGAAGCCGACAAGTAATCCGGCATTTTGAATTGTTCAGGCTGTTCGGTGCTCACCGACCAAGCCTACTACTTTTCAAAACTTAGACGTGTTGCTTCCGTCAACAATTCCTGAAGTTGACCAAGAGAGACATCGTTGGATCGTTTTGGTTTTGGGGCATTAGAAGATATTGATGCCCAAAAAGCGTTCAGTTGCGATCTTTTTGATTCACTCAACCCTTTGCTGATGCTCACAAAACTTTCCCAAGTTTGAACAGATTCATCAATCGGCGCATCCATCGCCTGCTCAATTTCCATGGCATCCTCGCTGCGGGCAAGATATAAACCAACCCCAAGTGTTTGTACTGCTTTCTTGAGTGCATCGGAAACGGCACCCTTGACCTCGTCGCCGTAGTCAACGGCAAGACCAGTTGCCTTGATTCGTTTAATTTTTTGTCCACCAACGCCATCTCGGCTAACTTCTTTCCCGTCAATCGTGGCGATAACGGTTACATGGGCGACAATTGAATCGCCAATTTCGGTGTAACCCTTAATTGAGAAAGACCAATTTTCAACACCAAGAATTTTGTTCATGCGGTTGATTACTTCGCTTACCGGGATATAGGTGAGGTTGGTGCCACCTTTGTTTAGGACCCGTTCCATTTCTTTCGGGAATTGTTCGGAAAGAGAACCGTATATTTCTCTTCGTTCTGTTTTTTCTGCTTCACTCATCGTTTGTTCCTCCATGTGGTTGTCTTACTATTACACTCATGCGCGAATCGCCGGATTCGCAATAATTGTCAACATTTACGCCCAATTTTTCAAGTTGTGTTACTTTCCAATACGAGGGCTGCACGTAATTGATCATGTCTTGAGCCATTTGTTGCGGGTCAACTTTTACTTCACCGGTATCCATGTCAATTGACATTTTCATAAGTTTTTGCGCCACGACACTTGCAAGGTCTTTGTGTTGCCACTTAGTTCGTTTCTTGGAAAAGTTTTTCTCAACCTCACCGCCATTTGGCAAAAGAATCTTGTCATCTTTCATCATTGACCCAACCTTCAGGGCAAATGAATCGTAAACAAATTTAAGATCGGCTTTGTTCTTGTTGAACGCTGCGAGCACCTCGCAGGCTTCCTCTTGTGGCGGTGATCCAGCAAGATAGTCCTGCAATCGACCTTCTAGGTCATTTAATCGTTCTGCAAAATTGCCAAACAATAGGTCAGCAATAGTGGGCGTCGTGTCCATGTTTCTCGCAATCGTTGGTGATAGTAAAACTTACTCAAACAACGATAGCGGCTCTTTTGCGTTGAGGCAACCCCAGTCCTGTAAGAAAACCAAAAGCCCCAGTCACGGAGTCAACTTGGTCATCGTGGCTGGCGGCTTCAGGGAATGTGGATAACTCATCCAGCCATTCGGTGAGCCATGGGGCTCTAAGGACACGAATATTGCCATTTGCTGCCGCCGCAGCAAAAGGACGGGCTCGGGTCACCTTGTCGCCAGTTGAACGAATTCCAACAAAATCGTAACCCGGCACCACATATCGCGCATATTGATCAACTAAGGCTTTCCCAGAAGAACCTGGTTCTTGCTCCATTCTTATGGCTACGCTTGGCCCATCCTCGATTGCTGTCTGCTGAACCAGTTGCTCTACTTTTTCACCCTTTACTCTTGCCCTCTTGACATCTAGAATATAGGCAATACCTTTGTCAAATAAGACCAATGTCCCTACAGTCCAGTCTGGGTCGGGATTTGACTGGTTTGGTTCTGTCGCGGCCAAGTCCCAAAAGCGAACAGCCCTAGCCGAACTACCGACTATGGGCACCTCATGTTGGTCAATAACCACAAAGGATGTTCTGTCAAACATTGATCCAAGGGTGGTTGCCCACCAGTCACCCTCCTCTAGTCGTCGTCGCTCAAGAGGGTCAAGTGCCTGTAGAGAGCGGCGGTAAGAGAGCGCATCTATGCCGGGGTTGTCCGTCAAAAGAGATGGAACAAATATTCGGTTTTCGGCCTTTCCTTCAACGATAAACCTCTGACGAACCCAGTTGGGGGCTGGGTTGGATGCAGCCCTCATACGAATTGGAACCTCGGACAATGGACCACTGACTGGTCGGCGTAGACGGGAAAACAAATAGCGGTAGTCCCCTTCCCTGATTTCGGTCACTTCATCCATCCCAATGAACTGGAATTCAGAACCCTTATACCTAAGGTAATCGCCGGTGTTGTTTAGATAGCCAAAAGATATGCGAGCACCAGAAGGAAATGTTGCTATAAAACTATTATTATTCCAATGGACATCATCGTAATTAGAGATCCATGTTCGAAATCTGTCCATTAGGGCGCCGGGAAGCGACAAGTCAGCGAATGTCCGCCTAAACAGAATCGCTGAATATTGGGGAACATCTACATACTGAAGAGCGGCCATTAAAAGCGCCGATGATTTACCACCACCAGCAGCTCCACCAAATAGGGCTTCCAGCGAATAGCAACGCAAAAAAACCTTCTGAGTAAGCGATGGCTCCTCAGGGCAGTACAAAGGAGTCTTTGGCTCAAGATAGTCAATTACTTTTTGCCAATCTGCCATTCAAACTTCCTGTATCTACTATGCTTGCCCGTATCGTAAACTATATAAGAACAACCGGAGGTCCGTATGAACAAAATAAAAGCGTTCCTCAAGAACAGGACAAATGTTGCTAATATTTTAATGAGCTCATTTGTCATTCTAACATCATTAGGTGCTGGTGTGATTTTTCCTCCAGCAGGGTTAATTGTTGCGGGAGTCGGTTGTGGCTTGGTTGGACTTTTACTTGGACTTGAGTAATAAATGGCTTGGAACTCACCTAAAAACAAAGATATTTCAAATCTTGGTGTAAAATCATTAATTGGGCCAGGTGCGCCTGTTGCGCAGAATATCGGCTTTGCTGGAAAATCCTACAAAGATTCTTGGGACATAGAACGCGCATACCGAGAGGGCATGCAGCGCGTGACCTGGGTTGCTCGTTGTATTGATGTCATAGCAGGGAACCAAGCTCGTCTGCCAATCATATTGCGAAAAGACAATTCCCCCGATGGGGAAATTCTTTCCGATACGAAAATGTCAAAGTCAACTTTGCTTGAAGTATTAAACACCAAATCCAATATTGGTGAAAATGCATTTATTTTTAGATACAGACTCTCTGCTCAATTGCTTCTTGGGACACGCGGTGTTTTTATTGAAAAAGTTAGAGGGCGCGATGGCGGGATTATTGGGCTCAACTTGTTGCCCCCGCAATCAACAGCACCAATACCTGATCCTAAGAAATTTGTCTCAGGTTACGAGGTAACACTGTCCCAAGGTAAAACTACAATCCTCAAACCAAACGATGTTGTTTGGGTGCGTCGTCCACACCCATTGGATCCGTATCTTTCATTGACCCCAATGGAATCTGCTGGCGTAGCAATTGAAATAGAAAATTTTGCTAAGTTATATAACCGAAATTTCCTTATAAATGATGGCAGACCCGGGGGTTTGCTAGTTGTCCGGGGAATGCTTGACGAAGAAGACAAAGAAGAACTTAGAAATAGGTTCAGGGGCAATTTGTCTCGTGCCGGACAAACAACCGTTCTCGCTGCTGATGATGGTGCCGAATATGTGGATGTCGGTGCTTCCCCGAGAGATGCCGCATATATACAAATGAGACAGATAACCAAAGAGGAAATACTTGCGGCATTTGGTGTTCCAGAATCCGTTATTGGC